GTGGAACTGACGTACTTGTACACAAGTATATAGGTCATGTAGATCCAACTGATCCAAATAAAGCTATGGGCGAAAGTACTATTCAAGATGTGCTATTCTTAGAAAATAGAGATCGCAAATACGATACATCAATATATCCACTACGCGGTGTTTATAATGTGCAAGATATTGATTTTAATCTAAGTCAATTTGGCTTATTTCTACAAAATGATACAATTTTTATGACTGTACACATTAATAATACAGTTGAAACTCTTGGACGTAAAATAATAACTGGTGACGTTATAGAATTGCCGCATCTTGTAGATCCATATGCATTAGGTAATTTAGCATATGCACTTAAAAGATTTTATGTAGTTGAGGATGTTAACAGAGCAGCAGAAGGATTTTCCGTTACTTGGTATCCTCATCTTTATAGACTTAAATTAAAACCACTTGTAGATAGTCAAGAATTTAAAGATATTCTTAACAAACCTGTCGATGAAACTATGTTTGCAGGTGAATATGATGAAACAAAAACATATTATCCCGGACAAATTATTAGAGATAAAGGTGTGCTATATGAAGTCACTGCTGAAACAACAGGTAACGAACCACCTAATTCTAATTTCTTCCGTCAACTTGATCCTAATGAGACTACAGGTGCAGGTTTAAGCGATTACTTAAAAATTCTAGCAATTAATCAAGGTGTAGTAGCAGAAGCAGAAGCAGATGCTCCACTAAGCGGTTATGAAACTAGTCAATTTTGGACATTGTCAGTTGACGAAACAACTGGAAACGTTGATTTAGAGTCGGTTGATCAATCTACACTTGCTATTGATGATGCTAATACAACAGATGCTACTTATGTTCCTCCCAAGAAAGACGGGTATCAAGGATTTTTATTAGGTGACGGTATTGCACCGAATGGTGCTCCATATGGCTTTGGAATTAAATTTCCAGATAATGCTGCTCGTGGTGATTTCTTCTTAAGAACAGATTATTATCCAAATAGACTTTTCCGTTTTAGCGGCAAGCGTTGGGTCAAGTACGAAGAAAAAGTTCGTGAAACTATGACTAACAATGATGTAAGAAAAACACAAAAGACAGGATTTATTAATAACACTGAACAGAGTGGTGTTGGTATGCTTGAAATGGATGTATTTACTATTATAGATCCTATTACATTCCGTCCAACCGATCCTACAGCTCTTCTAGATATTATAGGAAAGAAAATAGTAACAAGATATCCTTATAATTCTAATTATGGTGTAGAAGTTTGGGTAGGCGAATCAAAGAATCCTATTGTAAGTATATTTGAAGAAGATGGATGTATTGCATTTACTCTTAGATATTCACTTAATGTAGGTGATCAACTTCGTTGGACAATTTATAAAGAATCAATTAAACAAAAACAAGCCTTGTCAAAGGCACTTAGACCAAGGGCAGATTTCTAATGCAATATTTTTATGACGGGCAAATAAGAAGATATATTGCTCAGGCAATAAGGATGTTAAGTAATTTTAAATACAGAACAGGTGACGGGTTAGAAAAAGTTGTACCGGTTGTGTACGGAGATATTTCAAGACAAGTTGCTGCAATTATTAAAGATAATTCGGAAAATAAATTACCTTCTGCACCGCGTATTGCTCTTTATATGACTGAATTAGATTTAGATCGTACAAGATTAGGTGATGCTACATTTACTAGTAAAGTTTATATAAGAGAAAGAGAAGTATTAGAGGATGGTTCTTCTGCAAGTAGAAATTATGGAACAGCACAAGGATTAAATTATACAGTAGAGCGTATTATGCCAACTCCATATAAATTAACTCTAAAAGCTGATATTTGGACAACTAATACAGATCAAAAATTACAAATACTTGAACAGATCCTTGTTTTGTTTAATCCTAGTTTAGAGATACAAACTACTGATAATTATGTCGATTGGACAAGTTTATCAGTAGTAGAGCTTACAGATGTAACTTTAACAAATAGATCAATTCCCCAAGGTGTTGATAGTGAGATTGATATTGCTACACTAGAATTTGAAACACCTATTTGGATAACTCCTCCTGCAAAAGTTACAAGAATGGGAGTTATTCATACTGTAATTGCAAATATATTTACTGAGGAAACTGGAGCTATAGATCCTAGCTTCATATTTGGAGATCCTCAATCTACTCAATATGTTACTCCGGGAAGATTTGGTTTATTAGTAATTAATAATCAAGCTCGTCTTTTAGGTCCAGGTGAAAGTGTAAGCGAAGATGATATACCTGAAAAATATGGAGAAACTATTAATTGGTATAAACTTCTAGATCAATATGGTAGATTTAGAGCGGGTATTAGCAGATTATTTTTAAAAAAAGCAGACGGAACAGAAGTTGTCGGTGTAATGAGTATTCATCCTAGTGATGAATCTATAGCTGTGATTAACTTCGATCCTGATACATACCCTACTAATTCGATAATTGAAGGTCGAGGAACAGTTGACGCTATTATCGATCCGTTAACTTATAATCCTCCAAATAATATTGCTATTGGTATTCGTTATCTTTTATTAGATAGAATAGGAAAGGATGAAAACAACGATGGCCCTGACGCTTGGAAAAATGCTGATCTCTCTGATTTTATTACTGATGCTAATAACATCATAGAGTGGGATGGCAGTCAGTGGAATGTTATATTCGAAGCTGCTTCAATAACTGACGTTACTTACATAACTAACTTAAGAACAGGTGTTCAATATAAGTGGGACGGTGACGTTTGGACCAAGAGTTTCGAAGGCGAGTACATAGAGGGGCAGTGGCGCCTAGTTCTATGATTAAAAAGGTTCGCGGTAGTGGTGCTTTGTTTCTCAGTCAAAGCACTAAAAGATTTTTAGTCTTACAAAAAGCAAGCGGAAAGAAAGAAGGTATTTGGGGTCTTGTCGGCGGCAAGACAGAAAATGGTGAATCTATATGGCAAGGTTTATGTAGAGAAATTGAAGAAGAAATAGGATTTATGCCAGAAATTCTTAAATCTATTCCCTTAGAAACTTTTGTTAGTGATGATACTCATTTTAATTTTCAAACTTATGTTTGTATTATTAAAGATGAATTTGTTCCAATACTGAGTAAAGAACACAAAGGTTGGGCATGGTGTGAATTAGATAGTTGGCCAAAACCTACACATCAAGGTATTAGGAATACACTTAATAATAAAATTATTAAAGCAAAAATTGAAACTATCTTTGCATTCTTAGATAACTTTTCTTGACAAAAAACAGTCCTTAATATAAATTAAGTATGACTATGATTAAAATAATAGGCGATATTATGCTTGACCGTTGGATCCACGGTAATGCTAATAGATTGAGTCCTGAATCCCCCGTACCCGTATTGCTTGAATCTTATCAATCCTCTAACTTAGGTGGTGCAGCTAATGTTGCTGTTAACTTAGCTAATCTAGATGTTAAAGTTGATTTATTTGGTGTTATATCAGAAGATCCGGAAGGTGTTGAATGCCTAAGATTACTGTATGAGCATCCTAATATTAATCCTGAAATCATAAGAAATCATTCTGTCACTACTACGAAAACAAGGTTAGTAAGTCAATCTGGTCAACACATTATGCGTTGGGATCGAGAAGAAAAGTATTCAAATAGACAGATAAGAGACAAATTATTTTATAACAAAACAGAAACAGATGTATTAGTTGTAAGTGATTACAATAAAGGTGTGATTACAAGTAATATTTTAATATGGGCTAGTCAATATAATATAAAAACATTTGTTGATCCTAAACAAAATCCAGAAATTTATAGAGATGCGTTTTTAATAAAACCTAACTTAAAAGAATATGAAGAATGGGACGGTAAATTTGATCCAAAGAAAGCCTCAAATTTATGCCGAAAATATAATTGGGAATGGTTAGTTGTTACTTGTAGTGCCGACGGTCTTTATGTGATTAATCGTAATGGTAATCATTGGCATTATAAAGAAGAAGTCCGTGAAGTTGCCGATGTTACAGGAGCAGGCGATTGTGTCATGGCTGTATTAGTATGGGGATTTGTACGTGGAATGAGCATACCAGAAGCAGCAGAAGTATCATGTTATGCCGCAGCAAGAAATGTTGAACATAGAGGAGTTGTTCCTGTTTCGTTGCGAGATGTTAAAAGAGAAGTAGTGTTTACTAATGGATGTTTTGATATTTTACATTTTGGACATATGCATTTATTGAAATCTGCAAAATCATTAGGTAAAAGATTAATCGTAGGTATAAACTCAGATAAAAGCGTTAGAAAATTAAAAGGTAACGATAGACCAATTAATAATCAAGAAATAAGACTAGCACAAGTTAAAGCTTTACCTTACGTAGACGAAGCATATATTTTTGAAGAAGATACACCTTATGAACTAATTAAAAAAGTTAGACCAGATATAATTGTTAAAGGTGGCGATTATACTGAAGATAATGTTGTTGGAAATGATTTAGCTCGAGTAGAAATAATTCCTCTCTTAGACGGATTTTCAACAACAAAGATCATAGAAAGTATGTTAAATGAAAATTCTAGTAACAGGTTATAAAGGATTTATTGGAAAAAACATGATTAATTACTTGCAAGGCAAGGGACATCATGTTAGAGGATATGAATGGGGTGAACAGTTTTATAGCGTAGAACGATTAGATTGGGTTATTCATTTAGGAGCAATATCAAGCACAACAGAAAGAAATGTTGAAAAAGTTTTAGAACAAAATTATGACTTTAGTGTAATGCTTTTAAATCAATGCGAAAAGTATGAAGTAAATTTTCAATACGCTTCAAGTGCTAGTGTTTACGGACCTAATGAGAACTTTGAAGAATATTCACCGCTTTATCCGCAGAGTCCATATGCTTGGTCAAAGTATCTTTTTGATAGACATGTTAAAGAAAACAAATTTAATATAAGTGTTCAAGGATTTCGATATTTTAATGTTTACGGTAATGGTGAAGAACATAAAGGAAGTCAAGCAAGCCCTGTAACTAAATTTACAAAAGAAGCAAAAGAAACAGGTAAAATTAATTTGTTTGAAAAATCAGAAAATTATTATAGAGATTTTGTTTGTGTAGATGATGTATGTAAGATACATGAAATATTTTTTGATATTAAGAAGACAGGTATTTGGAATGTAGGTACCGGAGTTCCGCATAGTTTTAAAGAAATAGCAGATGCTATTGCAAAAAAAGAAAATGCCGAGATTGTAGAAATTCCAATGCCAGGAGATTTAAAAAATCAATATCAAAAATATACTTGTGCAGACCTATCTAAACTAAATGAATATGCTAAAATTGATTGTATTGATGTTATAGATTGGATTAAACAATGAATAGACTAGAGGGATTTGTTAAGAAGGGTTGGGGATATGAAATTATTTGGGCTACAAATGATCAATATTGTGGCAAAATAATGTGTTTTGAAAAAGTAGGTTCAAAATTTAGTATGCATTTTCATAAAGATAAAGATGAAACTTGGTTTATTAATAACGGAAAGTTTATTGTTAGATGGATAGATACTAAAACTGCTACCTTACACGAAAAAGTTTTAGTTGAAGGAGAAACATGGCACAATCCTCCGTTACAGCCTCATCAACTTGAGTCTATGTCACCTAATGCATTAATATTTGAAGTATCTACAGCAGATTCTGTGGAAGACAATTATAGAGTTTATCCCGGTGATAGTCAAAAAATAGAAAATAAATCAAATGAGCAATCTAAAGATTAATTGGTTAGGCAGAGAACCTATAATCAATCATACAGAAAAATGTGTAATCGGCATAGATCGTGATGGTGTTATTAACCGTGATTTATGGGATTATTGTTATCGCCCTGAAGACTTTGATCCCATACCCGGAAGTATCGAAGCAATAGCAAGATTAAGACAAGCAGGACATAAAATTGTTATTATAACAAATCAAGGAGGTATTGAAAAAGGAATATACACTACATACGATGTTGATCGCACACATAATTATATGTTAGATTTATTAGGAAGAGCCGGCTGCACAAGTATAGATGCTATCTATTATAGTGCTAGTAGTCGTAAAGATGACGAATATGCTAAACCTAATATTGGTATGTTTAAACGCTGCGAAAAAGAATTTCCATTTATTAAATTTAATGAAGGATACTTTATCGGTGATAAGATGAGTGATCTTAAATCTGCAATGAAGATAGGAGCAAAACCTATACTTGTAAGAACTGGTTACGGTGAAAAAACTGAGGAAGAACTTAAAAAATTTACCTATCGTGATATTAAAAAGAAAACAAAAACATTTAATAACTTAGCACACTTTGTAGATAATTTACTGTCCAGTAAGTAATGGAAAGTATTTCCCGTAGTCTTCTGGACTAGGAGCAAAGAAATTATCTAAACTTACAGTAACACCTAATCCATCTAGCCTATCTCTAATATATTTTGCAAATACTTGATTATTTTCTTTAGTCATATGTGCAGATCTTGCTTCTGGATGACTGGTAGTTCTCATCCAATCCCAATCGATTCCTAATTTTTCTAATTCCATCATACTAATCTGAGAAAGATAAAAGTTAGATCCAGTTACTTTTTCTATAGAATGATTGTAAAATCCATATACAAATATAGTATCTGGTCTTATTTCTTTTAATCTTTCAACCATTCCTGCTAAACCAAAATCATATTGTTCAATTGACATTGTATACATATAATGATCTTTTAAAGATGTCAGTATTCTTCTAGGCTTAAGATCGTAAACAGTTTTTAAAATTTGATCTATAGTGTCATAATTAGAAACAAAGTATCTTTTACCATTTAATTCAAAATAATGTCTAGTAGACTGTGTTACTATAAAAATATTCTGTTCAAATTTATGATGATTTTCTAAAAATAAATTATAAGACCAAGTTATATCAGATCCTTTTTTAGCATAAGAAACTAATTCGTACTTGTCTAATATGTTTTGATTTTCAAACCATGCTTCGCCTATTCCTGTGGTTAGGCAAGCATAACTATCTCCGAATAATCCTATTTTTGTCATCGTTTCAAAAAGTTAAAAAATCTATGTTTAATTAAATGTTTAGGTCTTAATTTATTTGGAATTACACCAGTAACAATTTTCCAACTAGTATTCTTTTGAAAGAATTTTAAAGAAGAACAAGCCTTTGCTACTTCTTCTAATTCTTTAGTCTTTTCTTGTTTAACTAACTTAAATCTATCTAGAGGATTCGAACTTCTAAACCTAATATATGCTAAAGGTTGTCCTCTAGATATTTTAATTTCATCTGTTAACATTTCAAACGTAGGAACAACTGGACGTTGCCAATTAAAAATATTAAATGTAGCAGGTAAAAATCTCCATGTATTATCTAAATGATTGAATGGAGGAAGTGCTTCTACCCAAACGTCTTCATCGGCATAAAAGATAATTGAATTATTTAAAGCAGCAATAGGTAATCCGCTATAAGGATTAAAGTCGCCAACATGACTCTTAATTAATAAATTATGTGCATTAGGTGGAAGATTGCTAGTTAATAATTTCTTTACATTGTCCCATTTTAGATTTACATCGAATGCTGATTTTATTACCCATATTTGATCTGTATAACTTACAAAAGCAGGGCATTTTATATAATTAGATTTAGAATCTTTCCAAGTATCTAATTTTTCTAATTCATAATTAATTAATCCTGTCCACGAATCGTTGTAAACAGGATCAGTTTCACTGTAACTATTAGTTTTTTCAAACCATGGTGTATAAGCAATTGTTATTGTTTTCATGTTAAACTGTTAATGTGTTTATAGGTCCACCTGATGTTCCTCTAGGGAATACATTAAATGCTAAACTATACCTTTTTGTATTTGAAGTATTGTATTCAACTTCGTGATTTAATAATGAGGGAAATAATAATAAATCATTTTTTATTGGGCAATATGTTACTGATTGATTATTATAAAAATTATTTGAAACCATTTTAGGATCATCCTGATAATTGAAATCAACTCTAATGGTATTTGTCCAAAGATTATAATAAGTTTTGTCTTTAAAAAAAGTAATAGATCCAGTATCTTCGTTAGTATCTAAATAAAAACATCCACTTATTAAACTGCTTCCGTGTGAATGTTCAGGCGTCCAGTCACCTTTGTTATGTTTATTAACCCAACTGTTTTCAATTCTAAAATCCATATTTCTTTTAACATCTAGAAATTCGTAAATAAAATTATCTATATGTTTCTCTATTTTATTTCTTAATATTTTTAATTCTGGTAGATTAAGAACGTACTTATCAACCGAATAAAAATTATTATCAGCAGGAGTTCTTTCAAAATCTAAATTAATAATAAAGTTATAGATATCTTTAGGAATATGTCCTAGATTTGTTCTATACAAAGGAATCGGAAACAATCCAATAACGGTATAATCTTTATTCATATCTTACCTTATAGTTATTTTTGATGCTATAGTATATCTTGCATAATCTGCAAATGATGACGGTGCTCTAGCAGAATGTAAAATAGTAGAATCGAATACAACTACCCTACCTGGGTTTATCGTGGTTGATAACAATATCTCTTCTCCTGTTGAATTATAAAATACTGTTTCTCCATGCCAATTTTTATCCCATATAAAATTAGCATAATGTATTATTGTATACTCATTAGCCGCATTAGGTCTAGAGTCTATATGCATTAAATCAACAGTTTCGCTAGTTGAGAAGTTTATATACTGACGCTGAATTTCGACATTTTTATCTTTAAGCTCGTCAATATTTTCAAAATATTTTTTGTTTAATAAAAATAATAATGGATCTGGCTCTTTTAACAAGCAACTCCACTTTAGATAAATGTCCTTCATATTATAAAAGTTATTATCTAAATTTGTTCTTATAAAAGGACTTTGGCTAGCGAGGGCATATATTTCTATATTTTCTTGATGATTAAATAATCCATCATAGACATAGACAAATTTACCTTCTACTTTAAAAACTTTTTTGTTCTTCATTTTTCTTACTAATTATACGATAACGTACTTATACTGGAGTTTCTTAATGAGAAAATTATTTGTAGTTGGCGATAGTTTTGGATTTCCTTATAAAAAATCTGATGCAAATACGGTATTATGGCCAGAACAGTGTGCTCAAAAGCTCGCTAAAGAAACAGGCGAACCTATTGAATTAGAAAATGCCTGTTTGATAGGGTGTAGTCAAGACTACATGTGGACAAAAATAGATGAAATTCTCGAAAAGATAACACCAAACGACTATCTTCTTATTGTATTAACATCACTAGATAGATTTTGGTTTTTTGAAGACAGACCCGAATACAGTAATATAAGATCTGTTGAAAATGCAAATCATATAGCAGGAAATAATTCTAAAATTAGAGATATATTGCTCGGATTTATAACTAACATTTGGAGAAATAACTTAGCAATTCAGCTTCAAAAGCACAGAATGGGATATCTTTCTTACGAAATTGTTAAGAGAAAACTTAGAAAACCTATAATATTAAAAGGATTTTCTACACAACTGGATACAACTCAGTGGCCTGATTTAATTTTCTCTCATGGTATTTTACTCAGAACACAATTAGCAGAATTTGAAAAGAATATTAATGATCGATATGATTTCTTATTAGACAACGAATACTGGCATCATATAGATTGTCGATACAATCATCTCTGTTTAAGTAACCATAAAGTTCTTAGTGATGAAGTTACAAACGGATTCTTACATTCTGTTGCGCCTGATTTAACTAGCGACAAATTTCATAAAAATCTAATAACAGCAGAAAATTGTAAGAATCAGGATTTTGCTAACAAAGAACTAAATCCTGATTATTTTAAAGATATGATGAACAATAGAGTAAGACAAGGGCTTGGAGCAAAAACTCTCAAGTTGTTATTTTAATCGTCTTCATTTTTAACTTCAATTAATACTTCATATTCTGGCAAGTACAAATATTCAATTTTACTATTTGCCAGAGTTCTTACAGCGTCATCTAAAGTTTCAACTAGAGGTTCGCCGCCGAGATTAAAACTTGTATTAAACAATACAGGTACATTGGTCTCCTTATAGAATTCTTCAATTAATTCATAAAAGTGAACATTTTGTTGCTTCTTTAGTGTTTGAATTCTGCAACTTCCGTCAACGTGAATAACACTTGGAATCTTTTCTTCTATACCCGGTTGGCACTTAACTGCATACATCATATGCGGGCTTTCTTTCATACCTTTTAGATCAAACCAATCATTAGCGTGTTCATGAAGAACAGTACCAGCAAATGGTCTAAAATATTCTCTACGTTTTACAATATTAACAAAATCCTTACCGTCCTCAAATCTAGGATCAAATAGTATGCTGCGATTACCTAATGCTCTAGGACCAGATTCACTACGATCTTGGAAAATTGTTACAATATTTTTATTAACTAATAAGTCAACAATCTCTTTCTTTGTTACTTTAGATATATTTGTTGCATTATATTTTTCTGCAACAAATTTAATATCATTTTCAGTAAGATTGTATTTAGGACCTAAATATAAAGATTCAGCATATGGCAATACTTGTGTATCTTCAGTTAATCCATAATGCACCATTAATGCTGCACCGATACATGTTCCAGCATCATTACTGATAGGCTCTGCATAAAGATTAATATCTAATTCGTTTAATTTATCTAAGTAATAATAATTTGCTACGCAATTTAATCCGTAACCTCCTGAAAGAACAACATTTTTATTGCCAGTCATTTCAACTGCCTTTATAATAACATTCAATGCTTGTTCTTGAGTTTCTGTTTGTATAGCATATGCTAAATCTCTACGATTTTGTAAAAGAGTTAAGTCTTGATCCGATCGGTACAGTTCTAAATCAGTTTCTAATTCTGTAAATCTATATTCATTAACTTCAGCAGCATTTGGATAAGTTGGAATAATAACATTTCTATCAACTGTTGTCCACTTACCGCCGATGTCTGTAAAAATCTTAGGAATATTATTATTCGGAGATCCGTACGGATAAAGTCCCATAGTCTTTCCTGCCTCAATTGCAGGCCATCCACAATATTGTGTTACTGCTTCATATGCCTTTACAATTCCAGCACAATCATCAATAACTCCGCTATGTACTCCTGGCTCACCATATTTGTCAGAAGGCATGTCCATAACTAATGCACCTTTAAGAGGACCTCGACATCCGTGATGTTTAAAAATTGTCTTTAAAGTATTAGGATATTCACAATCAAAAATACTTTCTACTTCATACAATACCTCATGTTTGCCATTTGACAATGTAACCGGCATAAAAGTTCCGGCACCATCGATAACAACTGCGGTAGCTGTTTTAAAACCGGATCTATAAAATGCACAAGCGGCATGTAATTTATGATGCATATGACTAAGATCAATTACTTGAGGATGATTAAAAAGATCTCCACCTCTATCTATTAATCCTAATTTTCTAGCTAGACTAGTGTAAATATCTTCTCCGGTAAAATCATTTCTACCAGCAGTTTCGTGCAAAGGTTGTGTATGAGCAATTACTAGATAGTCTAATCTATCAGTATATTCTTTAATCTTCATTATAGAGACAAGAGGACCACCGTCATATTTTTCTCTAGTTAATCTTTCTTCCTCAACAGCAAAAACTATTTCTCCGTCTTTAAGCAAACAAACTCCTGCGTTATGCCCTCTTGTAATAGCTGCTATCCATAAACTCATTTGTTATTTCCTTTAGGATTAGATTTAATTGTTTTTTTACAAATATCCATAATATATTTTTCGATATCGTCAGTCATATACATTAACTTTTCATTATTTCGATCAGTAGCTTCATCCATTACTATGCGTATAGGTGCATATTGTCTTGATCCTTCTCCTAAGTCAACTACCTTAAAAATGTTATTTTCTGGATAAGATACATTTACTGGAAAAGTTGATCCTAATATAGAAACAGCAGGAGTTTCTAAAAGATGTGCCATATGTTGGCCTACGCTGTCACAGCCTACAAATAAATCTGATGCTTTTATTATTCCTGCCCACAATCTAAGAGATGCACCTTCTGGCTGTGCTATTTCTTCTTTAAGTTTAGCTTCTGTAAGATTCATTTTCAATTCGCTAAACAAGACTACAGCCCAATTATTATCTTGAAACTTTTTTAACAAAGAAATTACATTATCTACTTCTAGACTTCTTCCAGTAGAATCTAATATAACACCATTAGCATCTTGTATTCCTCTACCAAATGGTTGGAATACTATAACCTTATCCTTCTTTAATTTTTCTTTGACTTCTGAAATTAGTTTTCCACCGTTTACTAATTCTTCTTTAGATAAATGTAATACAGGATTAGGTAATTCTCTAATACCTTTATTATTAATAATAATATCAAATGCTTGAGCTAGGCTAGCTTTTTGATTATAATACTCCCAAACTCTGTAAGGCTCAGGACTAACAACATCCATGTCTTTTAATTTATCTTTAAATAAGTTTTTGTGCCAGTGGTCGTAAGATCTAGAATCTAGCAGAGGATGACCTTTATATAATTCCGTTCCGCCTTCACATACTATTATAAAATCTTTATCACCAGATTCTTCATAATATTTTTCAAATGCAGGTATTGAACATAAAACGCGGCCAGCGCCGCCATTAATAAAAAAAGCTTTTGATCTTGTTTGAGACACGTTCCACCTATATAAATTACAGGATATTTATATAGGTGGAAGTTTGATATAAAAATTTCTTAGTAAGGAACTGGACAGAAAGGAAATGGTAATTTCCAGTGATCTATTTCTGGAGTATCGATTTCTTTTCTATATTCTATTAATTCTTCTTTATACTTTTCAACTATTTTCTTATTTTCTTCTGATAAGTTTTTATTATTTTCAAGACTATCGTTGACTTTTTCTAAAATCATGTCGATAGATTCTATAATTTCGTTGTCAGTTGGTATGGATGTTAGATACTTATATTCTTTAAAATCACCTTTTTCTACATCCCAATCCATATTAAGGAAGTCATAAACTTCTCCTAATCTTGCGTCTTCCATGTAGGAATATGTCCATTCTTTACCGTTTGGTAATTTTTCAACATAATCGTCGATTAAAAAGTTATAGTTTGCCCAAAAATGCGCCGCCGCGATCGGTGCTTTTTCTGCATCTATTTCTACAATTATTCTATTTGTGTCAGGAGTTATTGTTTCCTTTGCTGTCTCAAGATCTAAATCTTCATTAGAATGAGTTAACATTAGAAGTTTGTCTGTCTCACGACAATATTCGAGATAAAGATATCTCGGACCTTCATAAACTAAAGTAGCTTTTCTGACTCCTGTAGATTTGCTCTTCCAGGGCTCGTCGTTTATTATAATTTCTTTTTCTATTCTCATTTTCTTAATCCTTATTAATAGAACGTAATTCTAACGCCACCGTGGCCGCCCTTCATTCCACTTGATCTTACATTAACGCAAGGATGTCCAGAAGTTCCAGGAACACCTACACCACCTAAAACACAACCTTCGTGTTCATAACAACCACAACTTGCTGAACCAGTTGACCAACAATTAGAACCAACTAACGGTAAAGTACCATTATAGGATGACATTATAGTATCAACGGCTTGTATTCCTGATTTTGCCCAACCGTCATATGGATAAGACTGTCTCATAAACCTAAAGCATGTAGAACAAGTAGATGAAAATATTCCTGCTGATACTGCTAAGGTCATTTCGTAGTTACACTCATAACATTGTGTACACTCATACATTCTCATGCAAGATATTCCACCAGGAATATTTATATCTCCACCACTTGCAGTAGCAGCAGCAGCACCATTTGGTCCGCCAACATTACATAATATACCACAAAACGTATTTGTTAAAGTGTGAGTAAAACCAGCAGCAACTAAACAACAATAGTGAGCTGTACTTGTTGAACAGTTAGTATAGCCACCGAATCCACCAGTAGCAATTAATTGAGTAGCATCGGAAACATTACATGGAAAAGCAAAAGAACACCCAGATCTTCCTGGATAGCATAAACTACCACCGGTAGGGCTACATCCAACTGCACCACAAACAAAACTAGTACCGCAGACGCAGATTGTTTTTCTAAGATATGCTCCCGAATTACCTGGTATTCCAGATCCCGAACAGCAACACATTAGTCCACCACTTCCGCTTGCTCCCCATAATTCGATTACAGCAACACCTGTTCCTGGAGAAACCCAGCAAAAAGTACAAGCATCTCTATTTTGAGTACCAGTCACATTTGTATGTGTCCAGGCCCATATCCTTCCTGTTGAAAGATTCTCAAACCCTCGACGGTAGTTAGCAGCTCGTTCATTTAATAAAGTTTGAAGTAATGCCATTTGTTTTTAATATTCCTTAATTATAAAACGTAATTTTTACTGCGCCATGTCCACCTTTAAGACCACTTGATCTAACACCTGGACATGGCTGTCCACTAGTTCCAGGTA